ATTTCTGATCTTCTTCAGCTAAGGCGTCAACACTCTCTTCTTTTATTCTTAGGATTTCATCCGCTTCAGCTTGTGCGATTCTTGCCGCTTCCTTGGATTTATTCTCTTTTAATAGAGCTTTCTTTTCTTCCTCTTTTGCCAGACGTTCATTTTTTATACGCTCATACTCTACCTCGTCGTTAGCATCGGCGAATCTCCTCCTTAAATATTCATCAGCTAAAGCCACGGCCTCCTTTGCGTTTACGCTTCTTATTGATTGGAAGAGGCTAACAATATGTTCAAACATATCAACAGACCCTACTTTTACCAGATCCATCTGGTCGAGCGAATCTGTAACAAAAGAGAACCTTTCGCCTTGTTTATTTGTCAATGCTTCCAGTAAATCAAATGATTGAGTTAGCTGTTCATCGGTTTGTTTGTGGAATTTAGTAAATGCTAATCCAAGATTATTGATCTGTAAGGTAGCGTTTGTGGCAAACTGAACTAGCTTCCGTAAGAATCCACCGTCCCGGCTCAAGGCGGTTCCCTCAAGTGCTGAGTTCAGTAAATCAACATCCCCGGCCAATGTGTCCAGTTGAACACCTACCATCTTCTGAAGCTCACCAGTTACATCGGTAATGCCGTCACGTAATTCACGAGCCGCTTCAGCGCCCTCCAAGAATCTGGAAAAGGCTGCGACGCTCCGCTTATCGGTCAACTCAAGCATCTCTCCAAGCGGTACGCCTTGCATTTCAAGCTCAACTAATCCATCAATCAGATCATCAAAATTACCAACCGATCTGCCAAGTGATTTAGCAAGTGCGCCGTTTGAATCGGCAAGATTCAGTAATATGTTTCTTGTGGCTGTTGCTGCTTTGTTTGCCTCAAATCCGGCAGTAGCTAATTCGCCTGTTAGCGCTACAACATCCTCCAATTTAAACCCATACGCTTTAGCGACAGGCCCAACAGTTGATAGGATTGTATCAAAATGCTCAAAGGTTAGTCCTGATTTGGTAGTGGCAACGGCTAATGACGCAACAGTGGCCTCAGTTTCAGCGGCATTCAATCCAAACACTCGTAGTGCGGCGCCTGCCGTCTTAGCGGCGTCGGCAAGGTTTGCGCCTGTCGCTGTGGCAAATGATAGAATAGCCGGGGTTGATTTATTAATTTCTTTAGAAGTGAACCCTAACTTTGCTAGTTCTATTTGCAAGGAAGTTACCTGTGTGGCCGTCCATTGCGTTGTCGATCCAAGCTGTTTAGCTGCTTTGGTTAGACCTTCAGTTTCTTTCCTTGTCTGTCCAAGTACTGAGGCGAGTTTAGCAGATGATGAATCAAAGTTCTTAATTATGTCAACTGATTTTCTGACAGCACGGATAAAGCCCCTGAACACGGTAGATGCGGCATTAGCTATAAGATTACCAAGCGCATTGAATTTGAATTGGAATGACTTAATGGCTATGCCCCAACGGTTTGTTGATTTTCGCGTAGTATCTTGAGACCTGGCTAAATTCCTATTCGCTTGCGCCGCCTGCTTCTTTTTCTCATTTATTTTCGCGTACTCCCTCCCGGCTTTGGATTGTTCAAATACTAAGGCTTTAGTTGCGCTCTGAAGCTTCTTTTCTTCCGCTGTTAGCTTTGTTGTTGCATCTGTTGTTTTCTTTGCCGCCTTCGCAACTTCATTGAATGTTTTGGCGGCTGATATGCCTTTGGAGACCTCCTTGGCTTGTTTGGCTAATTTGTTGAACGTGGTTAATAATTCTTTTAGCTCTTTGTCAGCCTGGTTTAATGCCTGAAAAAAGGAATCATCAAATATATCGCCTTTACTTAGCTTGCTCCCTGGCATTTTTGTAGTTTTTATAAATGTTCGCGAACTTCTTAACGCTCATTGTTTGCTCATTGAATTGATAGCCTTGGAATTTTTCAAGTGTGGCAATCAATCCATCAAAATCATCTTTTCCAGTTTCTTCCGTATCTTGTTTAGATTCATTGTCAATAATACTAATCTTATTTTTCAACCGCATTAATTTGGTGTATGCCTTTTCAAATGTTTCTTTTAGGTTATCTGGATCGATCATATACCCGTACACCTTCGCGGCTTCGATAGTTTCTTTAACAGGACAAAGCTGAACGACACGTAAAATGGTTGTTCCTATTTGATAATTCAGCCGCATTAACATCAATCGTTTATGTTTTACTAGCCAAAGATCAGCACTATTTCCGCCGACTATTTCAGAGAACTCAGAATAAATGCCATACCATGCGTTCGACAGTTCTTCAGTGTCGCAATCAGGCAATTCATCATAATCATTTAGGATTAGCAGAAACTTTACGTTTCCGGTTTCCACTACCTTTTTGAATTGCCATAGATTTACCAGGCTTATATTCTCGGAAAATTTTAACTCCTTCTCGTTTTGCTTGCTCATAATCCACACCTATAAAGTACGGGCCATAATCTTTATGCTCCTTTTTGACGACTGCAATTGTTCTGTTTCTCAACCCCGCCTCTTGGCTTGCTAAAACTGAGGCGTGTTCAATGTTCTGTAATCGTTCGTATTTTAGTTTTTCACAGCAACTCATTTCTGAAAAGTTTTATAAATGTGTGAGCAATATCGGGCGTTATCTCTGTCGCCTCCTCAAATGACAATCCAAAAAGCCCTTCGCCATACTTGTCAACTAAATGGTTTCTTTTTTCGTCTGTCGAATCAAAGAAGAACGCGCCGCCCTGGTATTTTAAAATGAACCCTTCAGTAAAATCGCCCTCCAATATTAGGTCCGGTTTACCAAAAGGCGCCTGCGAACCCATTGCGATTTTCATTTGCGCGTAATCATCTGATGCGTATTCCTCTAAAAAATCACCAAACGAATCTTTTCCTTTTCTTAATTGGGCGATATTCGAATCAAGAATCAATTCTTTATTTTCCAATATCGCCCTTTTAAAAATGGTAGTTGAGTTCGCCTTGCGAATAGCTTTGCGCCATTTTCCAACTACCTGTTTCATTTAGGAAATGGTAAACGAATCAGCGGTTCCGCCTTCATATCCGCCGGTTGTTTGCGCGGCCGGCGTTTTCAGGTTGACTGAATACGTGTCGTCCGGCAATACGGGCGTTGTGAATGAGAACGTGTATGTTCCATCGGCGTTATCTGTTACGCCCGCGCCTGGTAACATCTCTGTTGATCCATCGCTAGCCAGAATAGTAAAATCGCCAACGACCAATCCGGTTAATGCTTCGCCATCACAATCACGGGCAACGGAAACAACAACTGATCCGGCAGCTGAACTGTCAACGGTAACGGTAACATCAACCACCCCGGTCAATGTCAGCGGGTCCCAATCAAGAACAGGAACAGCGGGATAATCAGCCATCTCGGACGTATTTTTGAACTGATAGTCTAATTCAACCATTCGTTTAGTTGTTCCATCTGTGCCCTTGAGCATTGAAACATGAAACTCTGAGAGTTTGAACCCTTTGAACTTAACACCATCGGGCGAAGTTCCGAAGATTTGACCATCGCCGGTAACGATAAACGCGCGGCCTTGCACTTCATTAAAGGTTCTGAGGTCTGCCAAATTACATAGCGCAACTTGCATCAACCCTTTACCGCCGTACTTTCCTTCACGAACAAACAGGGAGACGCCTGTCGGCAGATCCTGTTTTACGTTATCCTCAATAGCCGGTTCAACGGAATCGAAGAGTGGAAAGGGGTATATGGTCCCTGCATTAATCGCGCTTTCATAATTGGCTTCTAATATGGCCGCTGCTTCAGTAGCAAATTCGAAGCTTTCGGTAGTCCATATTAACATCGCATCGAATCCCAGGTTATCCAAACAATTAGATAGTCCGGTATTTCCGAGCGTTGCTACACAATTTTTAGCGTTATACATAGCTTTTATTTTTTACAGTTTTGTCTCAATCGTAGGTTTAAATGTAGATTTTGAACTTCAATCGCATCGATACTATCATTGAAAATATTCCCTTCATTACTGTATAGTCCTGATCGGCCCCAATACAAACGATCAATTTTAGTATGCGGGACCAGTCCGGGGTCAACGTTGTGGAACCATTTACATTTCACGATATGCTTGATCAAAAGATCATATAAAGGATATAAAACAGTTCTGAACGTATTATCATAGCGGCTTTCGGCCGTATAATCTGGCTTAGTATTTACCGCAATGATCATATTCAGGTTTTCAACAGATGAGCGAACGGCCTGATGTTCGCCCATTGTTTCGTCAAAGTCCTGAAATAGCGCAATCAAAGGATATTTATTATATTTCTGAACATCGTGCTTGTCCTTCATGGATAGCGTGTTGATGATTTCAAGCGGATGGCCATACATATAAAATGGCTCATCCGTATCGAGTTCGGCCGGCTTATCCGCATCAGCGCGAACATCCGTTATAATCTCATCAAAAACATCTATCCAATAAGGCGCGCTCATATTCCAAAAGTATTTGTATGTTTCAGAACGGTGAACAGCAATTTGTCAAAACCGTTCGTTGCATCATCTTCGAATTTGTCCAGAAAATTGTAGCAAGTAGGATTTATCTGATCATCGGAAGGCCCGCCGCGCAAATCAATGAAACGATTCCAAGCGCTAACCATCTTTTCAGATGCTGAAGTCTTGGCCGCGTTTTCAGCGTTTTGCAGCAGCTCTCCAATTCCTGAAGTATGTGAAATATGGAACTTCAGGTAATGATAATAAATATAGAAAGCCAACAGCGATAAAAATTCGCTGTTGATCAATCCATTCCATTTAACCAAATAAGTATCGCCAATATAATCGATTTCGTATTCATGTCCATTTACAAACCAGTCCCATTTCGTTGTAAATACTTGCGGGACGGCATCAATTTCCGCTTTTAGATCCTTATACAAGGTATATCCTAAAAGTTCAATCAATGCTTCGCGTTCATACTTTACAATATATGGACTAATATCAGCCAAATCGCCTTCCAAAACTTGCGCCGGAAGTGAAATTTCACCGATGAAATACGTTTTATCGATCAGGTTTGCCATAATGCCCTATTTTGTAGCCTTGCCGGTTGCGTCCGGGTCAGCTTTATCCTGCTTTGGTTCAACGATTTTACCAACTTTTCGAACATCCTGAAGGGACCGAGCGCGTGAACGCCTCATCCCTTCGAAAGTATGCCCTTTGGGATATACGCCCCACGCCTTTGTCAGTTTAACATCTACTCTTTTTGCCATGATTGAAACGGTTTTTAATTATCTTACTTTATCAATAAACCGACCGCGCATATCAGTTAGTTGCGCTTTGGCCGTTCCGCTTTCAGTAGATTGCACCCGAACATAGGGCCAGGCAACGCCGGTCGAAACATCAGTGTATATAATAGTTGTATCACTGGCCGTGCCGGTCCAATTAACTGTTGTTATTGTGGTCCAATTCACATTATCAAGCGAACCCGCCAAAACAACAGCTTCCGTTGGGGTCCCCGAAATCGAATCAAGCGTCACCGTAATGCTGTATAACTGAATCGCCTGCTTAGCTCCGATACCGATTGTTTTTGAAAGGGTTGTTGAATTGTTTGAAAGTGTGTCCCCCGCATCTAATGCGATGTTGAAGTTTGTTCCGTTTCTGGAAACAATAGCATCTTGCGCCTGAACGTTAAAAGCGAACAGCGCGATAATTCCGATTAAAAATATAATTCGTTTTTCCATGTTTTCTACAATTAAGCGGTTATATCAGAAATGCGTTGGTCGACGTCTGTAACCTTATAAAAGGCGGTTGCATCGGCTGTTTTCAGCAATAGGTTCCCGCGCTTGCGACCTTTCAGAGTAATTAAATCCTTTGAAAAATCATCAGCATCAAGCCCAAACTCAAGGTTAATCCCCTCAACGTCATAATATCTAACGTGGCGGGCATCGCCGATTGCTAAGGTGTTGGCTGTAACAGCGGCAGAAGGAACGATAACGGTTCCGGCCACTTGGTTTCCATCACGGGAAACGAAAGGCGGAATAATGTAATTTCCGTTTGCATCTTTAATCATGCGGCCTTTCAGTATATCGCGCGGATTAGCGAAAACAACGTTTGCATCATATTTAGATTCTTTGCCATTTGCGATGTATGTTGCAAGTGTGGCAATCAAATCATAAATATTTGCATCGTCAACCTTATCAACGGTTGCCCCTACTGCGAGCGCTTGCGTGAAGTTAGTTGCGTATGCGGCATAGATACCGGCCCAATTTGGCGCGGCGTCATTACCTTGCCACATTTGCGTATCAATAGCCAATCGCATATTATTCTGAATGAACATCATCACTTCAGCGGTTAAGCCGTCAACGTCCAACATTGCCTCGTGGGTCAGAGGGATAGAGTCGAGAATCTTCTCCATTGCAATCGACCTACGGGTCCATGCGATAGCAGACTCAGGAGCGGCAGCGGCCTCGTTACGAGTGGCAGCGTTCCTGGTGGTGGTGGTTCGGTCAGTATAATAAACCGTTCCATGATGGTTTCCGGCCAGTGCAAAACGGGTGAAATACTGCTCAAACACTAATCCGCGATGCGCGGGCGCATTGAATCCAGGTACATCAAACCCTTGATTGTCCCCGGAAATTGACCCGGAAGTAACATTGGTTTTAAGGTTCATTTCAAATTTGGATTTGCCTTCAGATTGCGCCGCTTGCAGATTCACAAATTCGTTTTTAAACTGGTCCGCCAGAGAGATAACTTTGGTTTCACTTTCGGCCTTTTGAGCCTTTTTGATTTCGACCATCATTTCTTCAACTTTGGTGTCAATCAACTTGTTCACTTCTTCGATATCTTCCGATTTCGCGAAGGCTTCAAGTTCTGTTTTCAGTTGGGTTTCAGTTAAAAGGCCGGCTTTCATTTCATCAGCCTTTTCGCTAAACAGTTCGGTCATACTTGTTCCGATCTGCTTTTCCAACAATTTGAATTGCTTTTCGTCCATCTTGTTTAAAATTAGAGATTAATATTGGTGATCGCTGAAGTTACATCGAAAGTGGATTTTCCAGACGGCGGCGGCGCGGTTTCGCGTGTCGTGTCTTTTAACTCCGGCTCCGGATTATAAAGCTCATAGATTATTTGTTTAATTTGTTTTTCTTGTAATATCATTGTTTCCTTATCACTGCCGGAGCGCATTGCTGTGTGTAGCGCATCCAGTTTAGTTATAAGGTTATTGTACTGAACATTCTTATTATCTGATTTCACTCCCAGAAATGGGGTAAGCCTGTTAGCTCCGAACCCATCAAGGGAGGAATATTCAAATAGTTTTATTTCAGGGACCGCCCACATAAAGCCGGCGGCAATAGCATCATCTGGATTGATTAGTTTTTTCAAAATATCATCCCACATTGCCGATTCAGGCTCCAGGTATGTTAATGTAACATAGTTGAATCCAATCGAATGCTGATCAATCAGCCCTTCATTGTACTTGATCAATGTTTCTTCGCCATCGGTTGTTTCACTCATCCATGAATTGCCGTGTAAAACCTCCATTCCGTTCATGGCGGTTTCTTCGATCATGTCCGGCCGCGCTATGCCTTTGGATAAATTATGGTTTGAAAGATGCTTTATTTTTCCAGGCATTGAAGATTTTGGCCCGCGTTCCTGAATAGATTTCGCCGAACAGCCTGATAAAAGAACATCGCCGTATGTATCATACCAGTAATATGTATTTGCTATCAGGTCAACGGTTCGCCTGGATGAATCAACCTCCGCTTTATGCGACTGTACTTGGTCCGATTTGACCGCAAAAGGCATATCTAAAAACGTTTTCTTATTTAGTTTTATCATGGCAAGAATTTTTTAAATGTTTCAGCCGCATCAGATTCATTGATAAGCCCACTTTCTTTAGCCTTTGCTAATCCGGTTGCCGCCCAATTGATTGATTTACTTGCGCGTTCCTTATCGATTTGTAGAACAGAAATATGCGACCAATCAGATTTCAGTCGCTTATCTATTCCCATCCAATTGGCTAATCCCTGCAACCATTCATCCGCCTCTGGTATAATAGCTTCCTGATAAAGCTGCACTAATGCTTTTTGTTTATTTTCGTACGTTGAATCTGTTTGCAGTATTTCAGGCGGGAATGAATGCGCGCCTGCAATGGTCCTAAAATCGTGATCAACTTCATCAAACAACTTTAGTTTCCCAACATCAACGGCCATCGATTGCCATTTCAATGCGGCGTTGGTTAGTATGACTTGCCATTTCTGTTTTGTCAAACCATACTCTTCTTTCATATCCGTTTGCAATTGCGCTTTATCTTTCGGAGCCATTGCAACGGTTCCTTGCCCGTCTGTTGTTTCATTGGAAAGGATGCCTAAAGCCGCGTTATATATCAAGATGCCGCGCGCCTCGTATGCGTGTTGTATATTCTCACACGCCTGCACTAATGGCCTTAACTTTGAATCTCCAAATAGTATTTTATTGTTGTCAAATTGAACTTGATTATCATTGTAATGAATGATTTCATCCGGGCTGTACTCCAGTGTTCCGCCGTTGTACTGAAACTCGTAACCCTTTATGAGTTCTTCAATTTCAGTCATATTGAAAGGAATCAACTGATTGGTTGCCGGAACAACTTT